TGCGCCAAAGCCGAACGCTGCCAACGCGCCAAGCCCCGCGCCTGCGCAAAACAACACTGACGACGAAGACGACGAATAGCGCTAAATGTGTAGAACGGTTTGCCTTACCGTTCTACACCCCTCGACGAGACACTTCGTCTCGTCATGAGTGCAACCCTTCTTCACCGCGAAATCAAGCCCGGCACGAAGCTCGAACGCTCGTTCGTGGTCAACCGCGCCGGGATCGACGAAGCTGCGCGCACGGTCGAGCTTGCCTTCAGCTCCGAAGCTGAGTATGAGCGGTGGTGGGGGATCGAAATTCTCGATCACTCCGCGCGCGCGGTTGACCTCTCGCGCCTGAAACGTTCGGGCCCCATCCTCATGGATCACGACACCACCGATCACGTAGGCGTGATCGAGTCGGTACGCATCGACGCAGACGACCGGGTCGGACGCTGCGTCGCTCGCTTTGGAAACAGCGTGCGTGCGAGTGAAGTGTTCCGCGATGTGGTGGACGGCATCCGAACCAATGTAAGCGTCGGCTACATCATCCACGAAGCCAAGATGGTGAGCGAAAAAGACGGTGTCGGCACCTACCGCGTAACGCGCTGGGAGCCCTACGAAGTCTCGCTCGTCGCCGTCCCCGCCGACCCCTCGGTCGGCATCGGCCGCGCGCTTGAAGACGGACGCACTCCATCCCCCCCTGAATTTATTGTCGAGGAGACACGAACCATGTCCGACCCAGTAGTTACCCCTGCCGCGCCTGCGGCCGTTGACGAAGCGGCATTGCGCGCACGCATCGAAAAAGAAATGCGCGCCGAAGCCCGCGCTCGCGTTGAAAACATCGTCGCGATGGCGCGTCAATTCCGTGCGCAATTCCCAGGCGTGCAGCGCATCTGCGAAGACGCCGTCGAAAGCGGTGAGCCCTTCGAAATGGCGCGCGGCAAGGTGCTCGAAGAAATCTCGAAAAACCCACCGCCAAAAATGGAAATCGGCATGACGGACAAAGAAGTTCGTCGCTTCTCCATGTTCCGCGCATTGAACGCGATGGTCACCAAAACGCCCGAGGCGCGCAACGCCGCTGCGTTCGAATACGAATGCTCGCGCGCCTATGCGGAAAAGGTTGGAAAAGACCCGCAAGGCGTGTTTGTGCCGTACGACGTGTTGAGCCGCGATCTCGTGGTCGGTACGCCCACGGCGGGCGGCAACTTGGTTGCCACCGATTTGCTCTCGGGCAGCTTTATCGAGTTGCTGCGTCAGCGCATGGTGCTCATGGGCATGGGCGTGCAGATGCTCTCGGGCCTGCAAGGTAACGTCGCGATCCCGCGTCAAACCGGTGGCGCAACGGCGTACTGGGTGGCGGAAAGCGGCGCGCCGACCGAATCGCAACAAGCGTTCGATCAGGTCACCATGTCGCCGAAAACGCTCGGCGCGTTCACCGACATTTCGCGCAAGCTGTTGCTTCAATCCTCGATCTCCGTCGAGAACTTCGTTCGCGACGATCTCACGAAAACGATCGCGCTCGAATTGCAGCGCGTCGGCATCAACGGTTCCGGCAGCGGCAACGAGCCTCGCGGCGTGTTGACTACCGCCGGTATCGGATCGGTCGCGGGCGGCACCAACGGCCTCGCGCCAACGCTTGACCACATCGTCGGGCTGGAGACAGCAATCGCAAACGCGAACGCAGACGAAGGCGCAATGGCGTACCTCACCAACACGCGCGTTCGCGGCAAGGCAAAGCGCACGTTTATCGACAGCCCAGGCTCTGGCCAGCGCTTGTGGGATGTCGGCAGCGCAACGCCGATGAACGGCTACCGCGCAGCGGTCACCAACGCCGTGCCGTCTAACTTGACGAAGGGCACCAGCTCGGGCGTGTGCTCCGCGATTCTCTTCGGCAACTGGAACGAGCTGATTTATGGCCTCTGGGGCGGCTTGGATCTGGGCGTTGACAACGTCACCCAGATGACCTCTGGCACCGTGCGTGTCGTGGTTCTGCAAGACGTTGACCTCGCGGTTCGTCACGTCGAGAGCTTCGCCGCAATGCTCGACGCGCTCACCGTTTAATCGTAACCCGCGATCGCGCACCCTCACCCGGTGCGCGCGCATTTCTTCACGAAAGCAAACGCACATGAGCAAAGACAAAAAAAACTATCGCTTCCTGATCGTTCTGGAAGCGATGGTGTACGGCAAAGATCGCCAGCATCTTGAGGTCGGTTACCCGCTGGACCTGCAAGACGGCGACGACTTCATGGAAGAGGCCGAAAAACAGAAGTGGGCCAAATACATGATCGGCATCGGTCGCTGCGCTGACGCAACAGCGGACGAATTTAAGGCTGCGAGGGTCGAGTTTGCTAAAGCGCAAAAAGCGCGCGAGCAAGCCGAAGGCGAAAGCGCCGCCGTTGCCGCCGCGATCGAAGCCGCAAAAGCCGAAGCCGAAGCGCGCGTGCGCGCCGAGCTCGCGGCAAAGAAAGCGCAAGGCTAGCCCATGCCCGGCGCATTCCTCACCGAGGATCTCGAGCACCTCATGCGAACCGATGAGTTCGCAGATAGCGTCGTGGTCTCGGGTGGCGCGGGCGCGGGCGTAACGTTTCGCGCGATTTTCGACGAGGACTACATCGACGTTCTCGGTGTGGGCTCCGTCGGTCCGGCGCTCACGTGCCGCACGGTCGACGTGCAGTCGCACAACGAGACCACGCGCTACACCATTCGCGGGCTCACCTACAAGATCGTTGAGCCGCAGCCCGACGATTCTGGCGTGCGCGTGTTGCGCCTTCACCGAGCGAGCTAATCGATGGCACACGTTCGCGCTCAAATCCGGCAAGCCGTGCGCACTGCATTGATTGCGGGCGCAACGGCGGCGGGTGCGCGAGTGTTCGATGCGCGCGTGCGTCCGCTGCAGCAAAGCGAGCTGCCCGCGATCATCATCGAAGACGGCGAAGAGCGTAGCGAAGCCGCGACGATCGGGCGTCCGATCGAAGTGCTTAGCCGCGATTACGCGCTGCGCGTCACCGCATTGGTTAGCACGGCTAACGAAGATCATGCCGAGCTGCTCGACGATCTGTGTGCGGAAATCGAAACGATCGTCGCGCGCGACGCGTTCAACGCAGGCGGCGCGCAATACATCTACCCCACAGGATTTCAGCCGTCGATTGCCGACGAGGGCGAATACATCGTCGCGCGCTGCACCGTCGAATTTACGGCTCGGTATATCACAAGCCAAGTCAATCCCACTCAAATCAGATAGTAGAGGTCTCGTATGGCTATCGCCTCCGGCTCAAATCAACGCTCGGTGATCAAAGAGCAAACCGGTCTCGGCGTCTATAGCGCCACCGGCGGGCAAATCCTGCGCCGCACTGGGCTCGGCATTTCGTTTAAGCGCAATACGATCGATAACGATCAGATTCGTAACGACAAGATGAGCAGCATGCCGCGCGGCGGTCTCGGCATGACTGAGTTTAGCTATGACGATCTGGTCACCCCCGGCTCGCACTCGCTGCTCTATCAAGCGATCACGCTCGGCACCTTCGCCACCGCGCCCACCACCGGCGCGCAAACCAACATCACCGCCGCGCTCACGGCAACGCCGGTCGGCACGTTTACGCGCGGCACCGGTAGCTTTCTCACCGATGGTTTCCGTCGTTATCAAGTGGGCCGCTGGACGGGTTGGACGACGGGCGGCGCGACCAATAACGCGCGAAACTTTCTCGTGCTCGATGTCACCGCCACGGTGCTCACCGGCATGTTTCTCGACGGCACGCCGGTCGCGGCGAAAGCGGCGGGCGATTCGGTCACGTTTACGTTGACCGGCAAGCAAGCGCAAACGCCGCTCACCGGGCACGTCGATCGTTACTTCCAGTTTGAGGATTGGAGCTCGGAGGTTCCTGCCTCCGAGCGCTCGTTCGATACGCGCGTCGAATCCTGCAATTTCAGCTTCGCGCCGGATGCAAACGCCACGGTGCAATTCGGTCTCAAGGGTTTGTTTTTCGAGTCGAATGCGAGCGCCTATTTTTCGTCGCCGACTGCCGCCGCGAGTACGGACGTTACCGCAACGGCGACAGGCGTTGTGTCGATCAACGGCGCGCGCGTGGGTCTCGTAACGACCGCGTCGGTCAATGTGACCTGCACGCTCGATATGCCGAAGGTGATCGGAAGCAATCGCTACCCGTTTGCCGGTTCGACGAAGGTCGATGTTACCGGAAATATCGGCATCATCTGGGATTCGCAAGCGTATCAAGACGCCTATCAAAACGAAACCGATCTTGACTTTGGTTTTGTGTTTGCGTCGGGATCGGCGGCGAATGCCGAATTCGTCGGTATTGCGCTGCCGCGTTGTCGCCTGTTCTCTGCGGAGAAGTCGCGCGGTATCGAAACGACGGTCAAAACCTATGAACTGCGCGGCGCGGAAAACGGCGCGGCGGCTGCGGGCCGCACGAACTCCGTGGTTGCAATTCAAGACTCCCTCGCCCCGTAACGCGGCCGCTTCGCGCGCGAGCACGCACACGCTCGCGCGCCGCTTCCGAGGGTGTTCTCGATGTCCCACGCGGTTCCTCAATGCCGCGTTTCGAGAGCACCCGCGAAAGCGCACGCAATCGGGTGTGCGCCCGATCCACTCGCAAACATTGAGGTTCTATGAAGTTAAAGCAAGTCTCCGCGCAGATGACCAAAGAGGTCGAGAGCGCGACCGCGACCTTTGTCGCGACCGACCCGCAGGGCAACGAAGTCCCGACGCTCTCGTTTGTGTTTCGCTCGCCGCATTCGCCCGAGGTGCGCGAGCTCGATAAGAAACACGATCGCGAGCGCACACGCTTGATTCTCTCGTGGGGTGACATCACCCGGTTGAGCGACAAAAAGCTCGATGACTTCAAGCGCGACGAGCGCGATCTCATCAACCGCCATTTTGCCGAGCGCATGCGCGCCGCCTTCGTGTCGGCGCATGCCAAGCTCACGCGCGACGACGGCTCGCCGATTGCGGCCGATGACGTGTTCGAGGTGATGAGCGATCCGAAGCATGAAGAGCTGCAAAAGCAAGTCGCGCTTTGGTACAAAGATCCGCGAACTTTTCGTCCGCTGGCGACGACAGTCTCGGTAGCGTCGCCAGCGACGAACCCATTACCGCAACCACTCCCGGCATCCGAGACCTCGTCCGTTTCGCTCGCGGGCAATTCGAACTAAGCGAAGCCGTCGATGACAAGGGCACCACGCTTCGCAAATCGCTTCAAGCTGTCGCTGCGCTATCCGAGCGCGCGCGCGAAGCGCTTGCCGCTGCGCCGCCCTGTCCGCCCGGTCTCGAATACCTGTGGGAATGGTACGCAGAGATTCGCGATCGCGTCGCGCCCAGCATGGGGGTCGCGCTCATCCCGTTCGACGATTTCGCCGCGTGGGAGCGCTTCACCGGAAACGCGCTTGAGTCTTACGAATTCATCGCGCTCGACGCCATCGATCGCGAATACCTCGCGCACTCGCGCGGGAAAGGCGATCGGGTAATTGTCGATGGACAGCAAAGCGCAAGTCGTCATCAGCGCGATTGATCGTTTCTCGCAAACGTTTAATTCGCTCAAAGACAAGGCTGCCGATTCCGGCGCGCAACTCGATCGCCTGAAAACGCTAGCGCTCGGTGCCGCCGGTGTGTTCGCCACGGGCGCGCTCGCCACGGGGATTAAAAACACCGTTACCGGCCTGGCCGCGCTCGACGATGCCGCGCAGGCCACGGGCGCATCGGTCGAACAACTCTCGAAGATTAAAAACGTCGCCGACGACTACGCGCAACCGTTCGCAGAAATCGAGGCCGTGCTCCCGAAAATGATTCGCGGATTGCAGGGCGTCGACGAAGAAACGAAGGGCGCGGCGGGCGCGCTCAAAGTGTTGGGGATCGACGCGCGCGAAGCGAACGGCTCGTTCAAAGACAGCGGCAAGCTCTTCGAAGAGGTCGCCGTCAAGCTCTCGCGCTACGAAGACAACGCCGACAAGGTCGCGATCGTGCAAGACTTGCTCGGCAAATCCGGCGCGAAGTTGATTCCGTTTTTGAACGACTACGCATCGAGCCTCGACACCGCAAGCACCGTCACCGCCGATCAAGCCAAGCGCGCAAGCGACTTGCAAGACGCCTGGACCAAATTGGGCGCGGCCACGACGCGGCTCAAAGAGCAACTGGCGATCGAAGCGCTGCCGGTGTTTGAGGCGGTCACAAAAACGATCACAGACATCAAGCGCGAATCGAACGCGCTGGGTCAAGAAACCGGCGCGCGCGAGTTTGCGAAATACGCGGCCCTCGGTCTCGCAACGCTCTACGACGGCGCGCGTGCAATCCCGGTGATTTTTCGCATTGTCGGATCGACGCTTGCGGGGCTCGTGGTTGATGCGGTCACCGCGTTTGAAGCGATGGCGAAGGGCGCGGAGGTCATGGGGCGCGCGATCAACGGCGCGCTCACAAAAGACCCTGTCGCGATTCTTGAGGCGTTGAACGCGTTCGGCGAGGCGCGCGCGCTGCTCTCTCGTGTCGGCGATGGCTTGGGCAATGCGAAAGCGGATATCGAGGGTTACGTCGACTCGTTCACGAGCGGCAGCGCGCGCCTGCGCCTTGAGGCCAATCTCGCCGGGCGCGATGTGCCGATTAACCTGCGTGCTATCGATAACGCGCTCACGGGCGACGGCACGGCGCAGAAGGCAAAGCTCGGTAACTATGCCGCCGGGTTAAAGCAAGTTGGCAAAGAGGCGAAAGACGCGGGCGAAATGGCTCGTCAACTCGACGCGCTTCGCAACAAGCTGAACAATCCCGAGGTCGAGGAAAGCTACCGTAAGCAAATCGAGCTGCTTACGAAAGCCTTGCAGGTCGGCGCGATCGGGTTCGGCGAGTACGGCGTGTTGATCGCGAAAGCGTCCGAGCAATCCAAGACTTATAAAGATGCCGTAAAGGATCTCGCCGATCAAGAAAAAGAACTCGCAGAGATCAAGCGCGAAGCGCTCGATATCGAATCGAAGTTGATCGCGTCGGCGAACGACGATACCGCCGCGATCATCGCGAAAAACGATGCGCTGCGCACCGAGATTGCATCGCTCGGGTTGAGCGAGCGCGCGTTGAACGACCGCAACATCGCGCTCTTGCAATCGAAGTTAGCCGCCTTCGAAGCGGTCTCCGCGATCTCGGCGATGAGCGATGCAGACTACGCGAGCGCCGATGCGATCCGCGCGCAAATCGCCGCCTTGCAAGAGCGCGGCGGCTTGATCGATGCGAAGAACGTGGCCGAATCCGCAGGCGCTGCGCGCGATGCGTTCGATGCCAAGTGGCGAGGGGTGGGCGACGATCTCACCGATTGGATCATGGGCGGCATGAAGAACACGAAGGAGCTCATTAAACGGCTCTTCGCCGATCTCGTGTTGCGCCCGATCATTGCGCCGATCGGCCAATCGTTGAGCGGTGGGCTCTCGTCATTGTTCGGCGGTGGCTCGTCGAGTGGTGGGCTGGGCGGCTTATTCGGTAATCTCTTTGGTGGTGGCGGTGGTGGTGGTGGTGGCTTGCTCTCGTCGTTGGGTGGGCTAGGCTCGTCGTTCTTCGGCGGCGCGGCCTCGCTGGCTGCTAACTTCGGCCTTGGCGCTGCGCCGTTTCTGGCGGGTGCAGGCCCGATCGCGAGCGGTACCGGTCTCGCGGGATTTTTGTCTGGCACGTCGGGCGGATTGCTCGGCTCGATCGGCAGTGCGCTGCCTGTCATCGGCCCCATCGTCGCCGCCGTGTCGGCGCTGTGGAAGCCGCTCTTCGGCCGCAAACTCAAAGACAGCGGCGTCGAAGCCACGCTTTCATCCGACAGCGTGAGCGGGCGCAGCTTTGAGTTCTACAAGGGCGGGCTCTTCCGCTCGGACAAAACCAAATACAGCGACCTCGACGCGGGCGCGCTCGATGCGCTCACCCAGGCGCGCGACACCGTGTTCGGTGCGCTTCGCTCGTTTACGGCCGATCTGGGTATCGAAGCGAAGGCGCTCGACGCCGTCTCGTACTCGTTCAAGATCAGCACGAAGGGCTTGAGCGAGGAGCAGATCAAGGCGAAGTTCGCCGAGGAGATGGACAAGTTCACGCTGATTGCCGCAAAGTCGATTGACTTCTCGGGCGTCTCCGAAGCGTTCGGCGCGAGCGTGAAGAACTTCACGGGCAGCGGCGAGGAGCTTCTGAAGTTCATCAACGACTACGTTACCGTCGTGAACCTGGTCAAGGAAGCGCAAGCCGCCGCAAACGCTGCGATGGGCGGCTACGCCGACGAACTCGACATGCTCCAAGCCCAGCGCGATAACGGCGTGCTCGCGGGTTTGCGCCTGCAACAGATGGCGGTGGACAAGCTGCTCGCCGCTAGCGCCGATGGCGACGGCATGATGGGCAACCTGCTCCAAGGCATGACAGCGCTGCGCGCTGCGGCGATCGCGTTTCAGGATCAAGTCGCCCAGGTGCGCGCGCAGAGCGCGGACGCGTTCGGTGCGTCGATTCGCGATCTCAAAATGTCGGTGATGTCCGACGAGGAGAAATACAAGTTTCTTCAGGGCGAAACCGATCTGCTCGCGGCGAAAGCGATGGCGTCGAGCGACCCGCTGCAGATTGCCAAACTGCGCGACGAGATCCTCGGCAACGTATCGAGCGCAATGGGCTTGCTCTCCGACGATCAGCGCCGCCTCGTGGTGCCGGAACAAATCGCGCGCCTCGAAGCGCTGCAAGCAAAGTTCGACGAGCGCTTGCAAACGGTCGGCAAAACCGAGAGCGATCGCATGGCCGAGAAGATGGACGCGATTAGCAAGAAGTTAGACGAAGTGGCGATCCTCATGCTCAAGGGTGCGGAGGGCGTGCAGAAGGGCGGCGCTGACATTCTTGCGGCTGCAGGTACCCCGCGCAACATCGACATCAACTTCAGCGCGAACGTGCCCGGCCAAGTCACCTATAGCGAGGTCGGCGGATGATTAACCTCACTGCCGCTTTGCTCTCCGCGCTCGGGCGCGACATTACCGAGCCGGGCTTGTTCGTTGAGCTGCAATTCCTCGCGCAAACCTTGCGGTTCACGGATCGCGCGCAGCGCGCGTGGAATTCGCAAACCTGGGTGCCGATCTCGATTGCGATGAGTGGGTTTCAAATCGATCACACGATTGTGAGCAAATGCACGCTCGCAATCGACGATGCCGATCTCGCGGTAAGCGTTGACGCCACCGTCCCGGAAAACACCGGGCGCGCGGTGAAGGTCTGGTATTTCGACGCAGCGGCCACGGCAACCGCCGACCCGGTGCTCTTGTTCGATGGCGCGATGGATAGCGCCGAAGGCGGGCACGACCGCGCGCTCACGCTCGCGTGCTCGATCGTCGACAAGATGCTCCCGGTCGGCATGCTCGCGCAGTTGATGCCCGCTTACATGTTCGCACAAGAGGGTCGTAAACTGCGCTGGGGTAACGGCACGATTGAGGCCGTGCGGCGCGGGGAGTACGCGTAATGCCTGCGCTCACGGTTCCTCTCTGCGGCTACTGTGTGGGTTCGCGTCCGCAAGTCGATGCAGGCATCGCGCGCAAGATTGCCTACGGCGGCGCGCAAGTCGGGTTCTCCGATTACGACAGTGTTCGCCGCGTGCACACGCTCGTGTTCGATACCTGCACAGAGGCAGAAAAAAACACGATCTATAACGAGTATCTGACAAACCGGCTCACGGGTGCTATGACGTTTACGCCGCCCTGGGTCGGGGCAAGCGTCAACACCGATTACGCCGATGAGCCTGCGATCGAGCCATTGCAAGGGCTCTACTACCGTATCACGCTTGTGATGCGCGAGAGGTAGCCGTCGTGTTCCCGATCAATGCCGATCAACACGTGCGCGGCCCGCGGTTCGTCGAGGGCAGTGCAATCCG